ATGTATGAGCTACGACATAAAGCCAAGGGTGCGCTGTTGCGACTGCGTGTATTTCATACCGGACAAAATCGGCTCAGGATTTGGCATAGGCGACTGCGCGGCAGGGCAGAAGGACAAACAGACTACGGTGTTATGGGCGCAATCTGAGCGCGTCTGCAATGCGCACAAGGTGCAAAAATGAGCGAGACAATAATCAACGCGCTGCAATCACTCGCTATTGGATGTGGCATCATGGCAGTTGGCTATCTGTCAGGGGGTTGGGGATGCTGACTGGTAAGCAAGAAAAATTCTGTCAGTGTGTCGCAGACGGAATGACGCAAGCTGACGCGTACCGAACCGCGTACAACGCTAAAGGTATGAAGCCGGACACGGTGCATGTCAAAGCGTCAACACTAATGGCTGACGGTAAGATAGCGGGAAGGGTGAGAGAGCTACGGGAAGCCTTGGCAGAAAAGGTGCTTTGGACGCGCGCACAGAGCGTTGCTGTGCTGTCTGGAGTTGCCACCAATGGTACGGGTGAGGTTAAGCCAAGCGAGCAAGTGAGCGCGGTTAAGGAGCTTAACGCGATGCACGGCTACAACGCGCCGAGCAAGGTGGACTTGAGTAGCAGTGATGGCAGCATGTCGCCACCAAAGCGCGTGGAGATTTCCTTTGTCAACGCTGCAAGTCAGGCTACCGAGTAAGTTAGAGCCTGTATTCACGCCGGAGTATGTGCGGTATCGCTGCGCGTACGGTGGGCGCGGCTCAGGCAAGACTATGTCTTTTGCGCAAATGGCTATTTTGCGCGCGTATGCTGAGAAGAAGCGGATTCTATGCGCCCGCGAGATCATGAACAGCATCAAGGAGTCGGTACACGCTGAGTTGTGTCACGCTGTCGAGATGTTGGGCTTGTCTGCTTTTTTTGACTGCGGGAAAACTTATATCAACTGTCTGACAAGCGGCAGCGAGATATTCTATACAGGGCTGTATCGCAATGTTGACAGCGTTAAGGGGTTGGGGCAGATAGATATTTGCTGGGTTGATGAAGCTGAGAATGCTAGCGAGCAAAGCTGGCTAAAACTTGTCCCGTCAATTCGCGCTAAAGATTCTGAGATATGGGCAAGCTGGAACCCTGAGAGGCTGGATTCAGCAACGCGAAAACGGTTCATTGTTTCGCCGCCGGAATCAATTGCAATAGCAGAGATCAACTGGCGTGACAATCCTTGGTTCCCCGATGTGCTGGAAAAGGAACGGGTTGAATTACAGAGCAGAGACAATGACGCGTATCTGCATGTGTGGGAAGGTCAGTGCATTACCAGATCGGACGCTCAAGTAATGGCGGGGCGCTGGGAAGTCAAAGAGTTTGACACTGACGCGCTCGGTAAGCCTATGCTCGGTGCCGACTGGGGTTTTTCGCAAGATCCGACTGCTGTTATCAAGTGCTACGCGCACAATCAAGCCTTGTGGGTTTCTCACGAGGCGTTCGGGAAGAGGGTGGATTTAATCGACCTGCCCGCTATGTTTGAGCAGATACCAGATATTCGGCAGCACAGGATTTATTGCGATTCAGCGCGCCCTGAAACGATCAGCCACATGCGTGGAGCTGGGTTTGATTGTGTGGCGGCTGACAAGTGGAGCGGCTCTGTTAAGGATGGAATTAGTCATTTGCGTGGGGCATACGACAAGATATACATTCATCCACGCTGTGTTAATCTTATCTCCGAGATGGGGAATTACTGCTACAGGGTTGATCGTCATACCGACTTGCCGACCGATGTGATAGTCGACGCACATAACCACGGCATTGATGCACTGCGTTACGCAATCGGGAACCGTATTCGTCGATCCGCTGTCATTAAACCATCAACCGCCTTTGCGTCGCTCACCACTGGAACTAGCGCATGAAAAAAGAAGATGCGATGGAGTTGCTTCAGCATGCAATAGCAGACCCGCTAGTTGCTGCTGAGTTGCTGTATTTTATTTCACGAGACAAAAGTGCGGTGAGAAACTACAGGGTAGTCGTAGCGCATAAATTACTGCGCGACGGCGTTAGGCGCGTTGAAGCTAGTGAGATACTGAGCAGACGGTTTGCAATTTCTCGCAGGAGAGCTTACGAGATACTAGAGATGGCGTTAAATTATGCTTGATTGGGAGCAACATAGAGAGGAATTAAGAAAGACCGGAGCGGCAGTTGAGATGCTGGCAGAGGCGGCGTTTGTCGAGTTTATGCGTCGACTGAAGGCGGCTGGATACGACAACCCTAGAGATATACTCGCTGATATTCTGACGGGATTTGGTGACGACTACACAACGGAACTTGCTGCCGCGATGACGCGCACTCTGAGAAAAAGCATTTCTGCAGAATCGGTTGGCGAGATAAAAATCGGCAAAGTTACGCTGACAAATAAACTAATTAAAGATTCTGCTGTGGTGTCTGCTGATGTTGAGCGCGTGATAAAAAAACATGTGAAGGGCTGGCAAAGCATCAACAAGCTGGCTGTCGAATTGTACGATGGCTACACAGCAGACAAGCAGGTAATAGAGTGGAGTCCACGCAATCGAGATTTGCCGCTGTACATTCGTGATGTTTTGCGCGATAGACCTACACAGATCCAACTAGCAAAAATCACGCGTAGAGCGGTCAATGACAAGATCAAAACGCCCGCACTTCGGGCTGCATACAATGAGCTACTCGCTGAGGTTGAGCGCGGTGCAGGATTTAACGCGCTGAGTAAAAAATTATATGTTGCGCTGAATGAGCGGATGCGTTTTCAGACTAACCGGATTGCGCAAACAGAAATGCACAGAGCGTGGTCGGACGCTCAAGCAAAAGAGCTGCTAGACAATGACGAAATAGAAGTTGTCACATTTAAGTTGTCATCGTCGCATCCTGCTACCGATATTTGCGATGTGTACGCAATGCAGGACTTGTATGGATTGGGGAAAGGCGTGTATCCGAAAGACAAAGCCCCTGCAGTTCCATTGCACCCGTACTGCCGATGCAGACTGCAAGGCTCGCTGACGAAAAAAGCTGACGGGGCAAAACACAACCCGAACGCGCAGAAAGAATTGATGCAATCTATTGCAAAACAGAACGAAGATATGGCGCGAAAAATGGCGGGCAGCAATCGAAAATTAGATTTGATGTTGCGCGGAAAAAGTCTCGAATCTATCTACAACAAAGGCAAGCCTGAGCAGTATCATATCGGGCGCGAAATATCATCCCTCGATTTCTAGCCGCACCGCCATCAGTTTGTAAACTTCTACGCGATCTTCGTCGGTGATTGTGCTGAGATATTTTGATCGCCAACCGTCACCGAAGATTTTAGACGCAGCAACAATTGCGGCTTCCATTGTTAGCAACTGGGAATAAACAGATTCGAGACCATTGGTGCTTTCGTCGATTGGCATGCCGAAATAAACCAGCACATTCGTTTTTCGGCGTGTGTAGCTACCGCCCTCTGAAATGTCCTGTGGAACTATACGCAGGATGGGATAGTCCTCATGGGCGATGCCTTGCTCTAATCCGATTTTGCAGGTTTTTACGCCGTCAATATCAGCGAGTTTTGTCTTTAATTCGGTTAGCATTGGGTAGATAGAGTCGAGCATAAATCACCGAGATGCGTCAGCAGATAATGAAGGGTACAAAGGTGGCACTGTGATGCCGTTTTGGTTGCTCTGTTTTGCTACGACCAAAGTAGTGTCAAATTCTTTCTGGTACGATTTCAGTTTCGTACTGTAAACATCATCTTCACCGCCTTTCTGTGATTCAAGGCAGATTGCAATGTACACGCGCAACACAACTAATCTATCGCGCCAATCCTGAGACAACACGGCAATAGATTCGACATAATTTATTGCAGCTTGCTCGCGATCATCAGTGACAAGTCTGCCGAGAAATGGGTCTGTGTAGGTTAGGTTAGGCATCTTTTAGCACTCCAGAAAAAATATCGTCAATTTCATTTGCCACGGAATCGGCTGCGCGGAATATAAATGGATCGCCCTTGTAGCCACGCACAGATTTTGCAAAAACAAAAACGCCGTTAATTGCAAACCGTAACGCCTTTTTCTTGCGAGGGTAAATTCTGCCCTGTCTACCAAAATGCACAAATACATTGTGCGGCGCAATTTCTCCACTGCTTCGAATCGAGTAGCCGCCTTTTATTTTTATCGGGTTTGTGCCGAGCGAGCGAACGAGCGCTCCTGTTTTTCTGTGGCTTTCAGCGCCTTCGATTGCGCGGTCGAATATCCTTTCTGCAATGATTGCAACGCCCTGCCGTATTTTGTCCGGCACCGCATCAATGCGTTTTGCTACGACATCCGTGCCGGTGATTGTTAGCCTCATTCTCGCACCTCGGCACTGCCAATCGCGTCAACGATAGACTCAAATTCTTCCGGTGGGCGATTGGAGAATAATAATTGCGCTACTGTGCGCATTTGCTCATCAATGATTTCCTGTGGGAAATTAGCGGCAGTCAACGCGTCTAGTGTTGACAATTCCGTGGCAATATCAGCAATCTGATAATCACGACTCCACGATGTTGTGTATATTTCGTCTGCGTTTACTCCAAGCCACAATCCTGCTATATAAAAAGCCATCCGCTCAAAATCTTCCATGCGTCGCGCAAATGAAACCAGAGCAGCGTTTAACGATTGGAATCGAATCGCTAGAGCGATGCCGCTTTCTGCTGATCTTTCACCGACTTGGCTAACATTCATGCCGATTTCGTTGACCTTAGCCTCAATATCTTTGATCACATCGCGGTAGGTTTGTGCGGGCGTGTCGGGCGGTGCAACAAACGAAACGGCAGACGGTGAGATAATGCCACGGTCTTTTCCTAGATTGCCAACAGCCTCTTTAAGCGCGGTAATTAGCGCGGCTTGTCGTGTCTGTAGTGAGTCGGGAGTCTCACCGTCGATGGGTTGCAGAATCGGAAACTCGGCATTGAAGATTGGGAATGTGTGGCGGCGTAAAATCTCATCTAGTTCAGAGCGTAAATTGATCAGCCGTTTTGACAGCCCAACGATTGCAGCAAACTCGCCGATGCACGGAAACGCGCCGGATTCTGTAAATGCAATGACTGGGCATAATCCCAGGCCGTGTTCTCCGCTTGCAACCGTGTCGCCGTCATTGTTGATGATCTGCCATTTCGTCTCATCGAAAAATCGCGTGACCGTCTGCCCATCTATCGCATCCTGAAACTCGCACGAGCTTAGTGCACCGCGCTCGTTGATTGTGTAATTGATTAGCCGCTCTGGCTCAATAGCAGTAAAAAAAGGTGCGGCTCTTTCGGCTAATTGCTCGGCATTCGGCATGTCGATTAGCAGCAGCATTGATCCACGCGCTTTTGCCTCTACGATAAAATTGTTAAAAAATATCTCAAGGGAGTTTCCGCGCCAATCCGCATCGTCAACAATCACAGATAAAACTGGGTTGTCTGTTTGACGCAGCGGTGGACGCTTGGCGAGATACCCTGAGAACCGCATGCAAGCGGGACGCAGGTCATTAACATACCAGCTCACCTCTTGCCGCTTGCTGAATTGGTCTACGGTTTCGCTGTTGTATTGTATTAGTGCGCCGCCACCGGAAAAAATACCTGTAGCGTTTAATGCCTGCCCTATCTCGCTGAATTGCTGTTGTGCAGATGCCATATCATGCCTCGCTGTTTTTGCACATGATTAGCTGAAATTGTGCGGAATTGTCGCACAAATCTAGCGTATGTTGCCCTTGTACCCATTTTCGGAGTGAGTCCGTGGATATTGAGCAACTAAAAGAAAAAATTGGCGATGAGAGTTTTTCCGAGCTTTCTGGCTACATTGCAGACCTGACTGGGCAGCGTGACGCTGCGCGGGCTGAGAGCATTAGCGGTCGCAAAGCGTTAAAGGCAGAGGTGGAAACACTGCGTAACACGCGTGCGAAACTGTTTGAGCGGCTTGGCTTGGATGATGATGCGGATATTGACGCATTACCTGACGCGAAAGGTCAGGCAGAAGCGGCAAAGCAGTACGAACAAAAATTAAAACGAATTGAGCGAGAATTAGCTGATTCGGCAGGGTTAAACAAAACGCTGGGCGAGAAAATCCGCGCTACCACGCTGGAAAGTGCGCTGGAAAAAGCGGTGAGTGAATTTGAGTGGCTGGATCGTGATGTGGCTGTGATGTTAGCGAAGCAGGCGATCAAGTGGGAAGACGATGATCCGTATTTTGAAGCTGACGGCAAATTGATTTCGATTGCTGACGGCGTGAAATTTTTGGCAGGTGCAAAACCGCATCTGCTGAAACAAGCTGGGGCGGGCGGCTCTGGCTTCAGAAGCAAAGGCGCGATGCCGGACGAAAAAAACCCTTGGAGTAAGGAGCATTTGAACCTTACAAAACAAGGGGAGATATTAAAAACTGATCCGCAACTTGCGCAAAAAATGCGTTTAGCGGCATCGCGATAAATAATTTTTTGAGGATAAAATCATGGCAGAAACACGCATTTCAAATGTAATTGTTCCCGAAGTATTCGTTCCGTATGTGCAAAATCGCACAGCCGAATTGAACGCATTTGTTCAGTCAGGCGTTGTAGAAGTTGATCCGCGCATTCAGGTTGGTCTGCGTGCGGGCGGCGAGTCGGTGAATATGCCGTTTTGGAACGATTTGGGCAGCACTGAAGAAGTGTTGAGCGATCAAAAATCATTGACCGTGAACGCAATTACAGCGGGGCAGGATGTTGCCGTATTGCAGGCGCTGGGCAAGGCTTGGGGTGCGAATGATCTCGCCTATGCCCTAAGTGGTGATGACCCAATGAAGGCAGTTGGCGACATGGTCGCTGGCTTTTGGGCGCGTGTTCAGCAGGCGCGACTGTTGTCTAGCCTGAAGGGTGCGTTTGCGGCGAGCGGCGGCAGCACTGACATGACAGGAAACATTCACGATATTTCGGGCTTGAGCGCGGCGAAGTCTGTTATCAACGCTTCTACATTTGCTGATGCCAGCTTCAAGCTGGGCGATGCGTACACCTCGCTGACCGCTGTAGCGATGCACTCGGCTGTCATGGCTGCGCTGGTCAAGTTGGATTTGATTGCAACTGCACGCGGTTCCGATGGTTCTTATTTCCAAACTTATCAGGGCAAGCGCGTCATTGTTGATGATTCGCTCACCCCCACCAGCACCGTCTATCCTACATACCTGTTCGGTGCGGGCGCGGTTGCGTATGCTGAGGGCGAGGTTCGTATGCCGGTCGAGACTGATCGTAACAGTCTGTCAGGTTACGATGTGTTGATTAACCGTCGTCATTTCGTTCAGCATTTGCGCGGCGTGAAATACAGCGGCAGCGCGACAATCAGCACCGGCGATGGCACTAGCGGTCACCCAACTCGTGCAGATTTGGAGACAGGCGCGAGCTACACCCGTGTGTACGACAACAAGCAAATCCGCTGCGTTTTGTTCAAGCACAAAATCTAAGGCGATTATTGTGGGTCTGTTGTCATTTGTTAGCCAAGACCAGCCGGTAGCTATTGCTGCCGTGCCGGTTGCGGCTGCCAAAAAGCCAAGCGTTCGTGAGTTGTTCGGCACGGTTTCTGGAGGGACTGTTGCAGTTTTGGGTGGTGGGATTTCGCTGCAAAGCGACATTGAAAAATTACCCAAGGGCTGCGCTATCATCGGTGTAAATCAACATGCGGCTAGTTTTATGCCTGTTGATTATGCCGTTTGTTTAGATACCGGAATTGCTGAAAAAATCCGCGAGTATTCCGACTGCAAAATCATTTCGCAGCAAAATGAGACCGCTGTAGATTTCGTTATTTACGATGAGGACAAAGAAGAATTGTGCGCGGCATTCCAAAGCACGATTCCCGCTGTTGTTCTCGCCGTGAAGCTGGGATTTACAAAAGTTATCTTGTGCGGCGTTGATTTGTACGAGTCGGGTAAATACTTTGACGGCACGAATGTTATGGCTGGGCAGGCAGACAAAAAACTGCAGCTAGAGTTTTGGGCTGGCGCAAAACAGGCGCTCGGAAAAGACGCGAAAAAAATAAAAGTGATGGCAGCTAGTCCACTTTCTGCCGTTTTCGATTCGATTAATTGAGGAATTAAATCATGGCACAAGTATCAACTACCCGTGGTTACATTGGCAAAGGCAAAATCAGCATCATCCCAAAAACCGGCGATAAAACGCCTGTGGAAATTGGCAACTGCAAATCGTTGTCGGTGTCGGTAGATACAGACCGCAAGGCGCGTATCGACTACCAAAACGCTGGCGGTGGTGAGCTGGATGTATTGGAGCGCATCACTTCGGTGAAAGGCGAAATGACTGTAGACGATTTCAAGCCGGAAAACTTAGCGCAGGCGCTGCGTGGTAGCGTTTCTGCGGAGTCTGCAACCACTGTCACTGATGAAATCCAATCGCTGTATGCTGGTCGTAGCGTTGTGCTTGATTACATTCCTGACACCGCGCAAACGATCACGGTTAAAGCCGCGCCGTCTACTGTGTGGGTTGCTGAAACCGTGTACTCGCTGGGTGATCGCATTGTTGAAGGCAACAAAGTTTTTGAGGTTACCACGGCTGGCACTTCAAAAGCTGCGCCAAAGCCAACTTTCACCGGCACAATCGGTGCAACTGTTACTGATGGCACTGTTACTTGGACTGTGCGCGCACCAGAGACTTTGGTTAAAGACACGCATTACAAGGTTACTAATTCCGGCATCGCTGCGCTGCCTGCCGCTAATGCGTTGTTCGCCGGTGGATTGCGCTTGAAAATCAGCTACACCAAAAACCTCCAGTATTTAGTGCAAGCATTAACTGACGCTGGCACTGAGTATCTGTTGGTGTTTGATGGCTTGAACGAGGTAGATAGCGGCAACTCTGTAATCGTTAAAATTCATCGCACCAAATTCTCGCCCACTTCTGGTCTGGATTTGATCGGCGATGATTTTGGCGAGATCAAAATGGAGTTTTCTGCGTTGAAAGACGCGTCGATTGTTGCGGCAGGCTTGTCGCAATACATGCAAATCGCAATGGTGTAAAACAAAAACGCGCAAGGATGCGCAATTATTTAAGCGAGGTTTTTAGATGAGGTGAGCCGTGGCAAACAATAAAGATATTTCGGTAAATGTCACAGCGAACGCCTCAGCTGCAAAAAAAGAGCTAGACTCGCTACAAAAAGAACTACAAGAATTACAGAAAAGCGGCACTGCAACGAATGCTGAATTAACGGTAACAACTCTAACCGCCGAGCAGCAATTAAAAAAACTAAAAAAAGAGCTTGGCGCTTTACTCAAAATCGGAACGGCAACTGATGCTGAATTAGCCGCGCTCACCGACAAAATACAAAAACTAGGCAGCGTAACAGAGCGCAGCGCGGATGGTATGCGTCGCACTGGTGATGCCGGTAAATCTATGGGCGGTGGTGTATCGTCTGCCTCCGGCGCGATGGGTGGGCTAATTGCTGCGGCTAAAGGGCTAATTGGCGTTGGGCTTGTAAAAGCGTTTGCAGAGATCACAGCGCAATCTCAAAACCTTAACAGGATGCTCGCCGGATTATTTGGCGGCACAAAACAAGCTGCGCAACAATTTGAGTTTACTTCTACGCTGGCAAAGCGGCTAGGCGTAGAGGTTTATTC